CTTATTTGGGACAATATTGCATTGCTCGATAACATCGAACTTGATTATGTAGTTAGAGAATGGGATGTTGATTATATTCATATTTTTAAAAATAATAATGAATATACAAATTCTATTGCATTAGTTCCAAAAAACGCATCGCCGGGCAAACTGGAAATATCTAATAAATCTTTTTTAAAAGATACTAAAAAGATTGATATAAATTTATCTAATAATTTACCATATGATATAATTTTTATTGGTGAAAAAAACAATCAATGGAGTAAGTTAAAAGAGAGATATGTAACAGCTAAATATGCTAAAACATTTGAAGAAGCAAAAAAGAAATCATTTACTAAAATGTTTTGGCTTATTTGGGATAATATTGCATTGCTCGATGGCATTGAACTTGATTATGTAGTTAGAGAATGGGATGTTGATTATATTCATATTTTTAAAAATAATAATGAATATACAAATTCTATTGCATTAGTTCCAAAAAACGCATCGCCGGGCTTGATGGAAATATCTAATAAATCTTTTTTAAAAGATACTAAAAAGATTGATATAAATTTATCTAATAATTTACCATATGATATAGTATTCATATCTTACAATGAAATAAATGCTGATAAAAATTATAGCAATCTATTAGAAAGATTTCCTAGTGCCCTTCGGATAAATGGAGTAAAAGGAATACACAATGCTCATATTGAGGCAGCGAAGCTTGCAGATTCGCCGATGATTTGGATTGTAGATGCCGACGCAATAATCGTTGATGATTTTAACTTTAATTATGTAGTACCGAGACATCAATTAGACCATGTGCATGTGTGGCGTAGTCAGAACCCTGTTAATGATTTAGTTTACGGATACGGCGGAATAAAGTTGTTTCCGCGATGTATGACAATTAACATGGATTTAACTAAGCCAGACATGACAACTAGTATATCGTCGAAATTTGTAGCAGTTAATGAAATATCAAATATTACTGCATTTAACACTGATCCGTTTAGTACCTGGCGCAGCGCGTTTAGGGAATGTTGCAAACTAAGTTCACGAGTAATTGATAGACAAAATGATGACGAGACAACTTCACGATTACATACTTGGTGTACAGTTGGTACAGACAAGCTTTATGGAAAGTTTGCAATAGATGGTGCAAAGCAAGGCGCTGCATACGGTGCAAGAAATAAAAATAATAAAGAAAAATTAATGATGATTAATGATTTTAATTGGCTAAAGGAAATTTTTGATGCTAGAGATTTATGAACTACTTGACAGGTTTGAAATATTGTATCCAGCTAATACAAAAATATCTGACTTAAGAAGAGCTTATATTGACAAAGATTTGTCTAGCATATTTCGTCTAGTAACTGATGACAATAAAGAAAACCTTCGCAAATTAATAATGCAGGATAATATCTGGAAACTTTGGCCATTGTTAGATGATATAACAGATACACAATTTGTTAATGCATTTAAGACTTTTATAGTAAAAGAACTCAATATCGATCATGATTGTTTTAGTAGAGGACAGTTACAAAGTAAAATATGGTTAATACATGAATTAAAAAAGCTTAAATTAGATTTAGGTACAGTATTTCTTTGTGCTGGCTGGTATGCTACATTGTCTACTATGATTTTCGAATCAGGAATGACAGTTGATAAAATACGCAGTTTTGACATTGACGAATCGTGTGTAGAAATTGCAGAGATATTTAATAAACAGTGGGTAATCGATGAATGGAAATTTAAATCAACAACTCAAAATATATTGGATATAGACTATTTTTGGCACTCATTTGTAGTACAGCGTTCTAATGGAACTGAATGCATATTAACTGAAACACCGACTACAATAATAAATACTAGCTGCGAACACATTAAAGAGTTTGATAAATGGTATAGTTTAATACCGAAGGGAAGACTGGTGATATTACAAAGTAATAATTATTTTGAAGTCAAAGAGCATGTTAATTGTGTTAGTAGTGCTGAAGAACTAAGTATGCAAGCACCAATGTCAAACTGTTTATTTTTAGGTAACCTTCCGTTAGAAAAATATTCAAGATTTATGAAGATCGGAATTAAGTGAACTTTTATAATCTATTACCAACTAAGTTACAAATCGACATAACCTCTAAATGTAATTCGAGATGTCCGCAATGTCCTCGTACGTTTGAGTCGACGATGATGGAAAGTCCTCATATATCACAGGAAGATTTTTCAATTAATTTGCTCAATAAAGTACTATTAGATCCATATATGAAAGATATTCAAAAAATTTTCTTGAATGGAAATTATGGGGATTTTGTTATGTACGATAATCCAAAAAAATTAATTGAAACTTTTTTAAGCTATGAAAACATTTCTAATATCAAAATTAATACAAATGGCGGCGCCCAATCAAAAAGTTTTTGGCAGTGGCTCGGCACTCACCTAAAAGTCTTTGTTGAATTTTCAATTGACGGACTAGCCGATACCCATAGTTTGTATAGAAGAAATACCCGGTATGATGTAGTATTAAAAAATGCACGAACATTTATCGACGCCGGCGGCACAGCTATATGGTCGATGGTAGTTTTTGAACACAACGAGCATCAAATAGATGAATGTCGCAGTAGGGCTAAAGAATATGGATTTAAAATGTTCAACATGCGACCATCACCACGGTGGGGAAAAACCGACGGGCAATGGGTGTATGATAATGACTACAATCCGTTATATAAGTTAAAGCCTGCGTCATTTATTGATAGAGGAAATAAAAAATTAGTAACAAGTGTGCCAGCTGACCTTGAAACTTTTGAAAGGGCGCGCGAACAATTAACCAATTTACAAACTCCATTGGATGAAGTAATTTTAGAAGATACTGGAGACACCGTTGATTGTCATGCCCAAAAAGAAAGCACAATTTATTTGGGAGCAGATGGAAGAGTGTGGCCATGCTGTTGGATGGAAATTGAATCTGATTTTGGTTCTAGACAAAGAGTGCCTAAATCGTTTAACTGGTATTTCTACAACAAATTGGGTTATGAAAAGAATTTTAATAATTTGAATGACTACAGTCTATCAGACATCGTTTACAATACACAACTATTTTCAGGATTACAAACGATGATCACTAATAATAGCTGTGATACTTGTCGATCTTTTTGTTCGAAAAAAGACCGGATAAATGCAAAGTTTGACGCAACAAAGGAGAAAATACAACCATGAGTTTGGATTATATCTACTCAGACGCTAACCAACCATTGAGAATGGTTGTTTGGGATTTAGGACGACGCTGTAACTTTGACTGCACATATTGTACAGGATGGATGCATTCAACTACTTCTCCGATGAAAAAATTTGAAGAATACAAGCGAACAGCTGACTTTATTGATGAATATTACAATATATACAAAGACAAACACAAGGGTGACTGGAAAATTAATATTTCATTCACTGGTGGAGAGCCATCAGTAAATCCAGCCTTTTATCAACTTCTTCCTTATCTAAAAGAAAAATATCCGTATATGCGTCCCACACTAACTACCAACGGGACCTGGGGCAGACGAAAAGGACAATTTCTTTTGGACCATTGTCATGCGATACGTGTTTCTTATCATGCAGAAGGCACTGCTAAACAGAAAGAGCTGATAAGGGAAAACTTGCTGTTTATTAGAGAAGCTATAGGCGATCAAACTTGGAAATTAAAAGTCAATGTAATGATGCACGTTGACTATTTTGACGAATGTGTTGATTTAATTGAAAACTTCTTGAAGCCAAATGATATTGCATATATACCTAGAACTATTGGAGACGATGGTCGATACAGAGATCAATGGTTTAAAGATATGGATGGACAGATGCGTCGCACAAGCCATACTTATTCACCTGAACAACAAGATTACATTAAGAATCATTGGAAAACGCAAAACACCAATGCATCAGATGCCAGGAACAAAACTGATAACACCCTCTCTGATGATAAAAAGGAAAATACTCCTCCCTTAATCAAACTAGATAAAACAGATGAAACCGGACACATAAACAAAATGGGAAGAATGTGCTGCGGTGGCAGATGTATGACGGTCAAAAAAGGCAATGATGTTGATGATGCCATGTTTATTGAGCAAAGCAATTTCAAAGGCTGGAATTGTATGATCAATTGGTTCTTCTTGCATATTGAAGAAGATAGAGATGCTGTATACCAGCATCAGACTTGTATGGCCAAACTTCCAGGAACCCCAGCAGTCAAATTGGATATTGAAAAATTCGGTGACATTGCGTCAAAGTTTACGGACGAAGTAGGACCGATATGCACATTAAGTGAATCGAAAAAGTATTTGGACTGGCTAAGAACTCAATTCGAGGATGGAAAAACACCTACAATGGTCTGTCCCAAAACACATTGTGGATGTGGTATTTGTGTCGCAAAGGCCAAGTATGATGATGACTTTGAGATGATAGCTAACAAATTTATTGATTTTAATACAGGAGAGAAGGATGAAGCTTCATCCAGAATGCCTAGGTAAGGCTCTAAATAAAAAATATGTTCGAGGAATTGCATATACAAGCGAGGGATATCTATTGCCGTGCTGTTGGTTGGATATCCCTCGCCTTAAACCGGAATTAGAAAGATTTGGTCTTTTTAATGAGAAATTGAGACTGGAAAATAATAATTCAGTTGAAGATATTATAGAAAGTGATGAATGGCAGAGTTTTATGGAGGTTGTTTTAAACGATCCTGAGAACGCAGTCAGCCAGTGTAAAAGGAAATGTGGAAGTGACTAGTTTCAATGACTATTTGTCCTTACAGAAATCAGATGGGCATGTAAATATTGAGTTAACTTTCAGATGTCCTCTAATGTGTAGTCAATGTCTTAGAGCCAAGTTGACCTTGCCGAAAGATAATCCAGAATACAAACTATGGAAAGAAAAGGTTGCTGACAGTTATGACATGGAGTTAGACAATTTAGAAAAAATAATTAAATTCTCTAATGGATTAATTAGTTTTTGCGGGCAATTCAGCGATCCAATTTATCATCCGGATTTTTATAAAATTTTAGAGCTATGCAGTAGGTATCCAGATAAAAAATTTATGATTCATACCAGCGCCCACCAAAAAAATATAGACTGGTACCGCAGAGCATATGAGTTAAGTGCTCCTAATATAGTATGGAAATTTGGACTAGACGGCATTGGGGAAGTGAGTCAAATATATCGCCAGAATCAAAAGAGTGAATTGATTTGGGAGGCGATGTGTTTGGGTGTAAAAATGGGCATTCCGGTCCATTGGCAATTTATTGTATTCAAGTATAATGAGCATCAAATTCATGACGCTGCTAAATTAGCAAAAGAAAATGGAATGATGTTTAAATTAATTTTTACTGATCGGTCATCTGAAAAAACAGAGGCAGCTAGTGAAGAATACAGAGCAACAGGAAAAACTAAGAAGGTAGTGGTGCTGAAATGATATTTTATTTGGATTTAGAAAAAGAAGACGGATCGACGACAACAATATCCATTGAACGGGCAGCAAGTAACTTGGCAAAAAAATGGAGCGAGGCGCTAGTCAACGAAATCAATAAAGGTATCCATATACCTCAGCCTCACAGGATATACAATCTAAACAATGTATGGTCTGACAAAATGATAATTTCAGAAATTAACAAATGCATCGACACGGTGAATAACTATAAACCGGTTATTAATGATTACTTGTACAATGAAACTATGACTCAAGAAGATTCTAATAGATTGCATCATTACTTTGAAATGTTGCGCGGAGAAAACGAAGCACCAAACCAATTCTATTTAGATGCACCCAAGGATGTGCGCGAGGTGATTGAAGAATTTAATATTTTGATCCATAGATGGGAAGATCTCAACTCACCTGGCCGTATTGTTGTTCACATTTACAATCGTGAAGTTTATCCATTGGCGGATGAAGATTTCAACGAATGGAATTTAGATTACCAACCTGGGGATGTCAGACTGAATTATTGTCACAAGGGAAAGCCACTGTGGGACGTATATAAAGATGGTGACGAACATGTTGGTGATGAAAACATTCGTCCTCAATTCAAATACAGTGCTGATTTTAGCATAGGATTTAACACTGGACCAGGAATAACACAGAATTATTTAGATTGGTGGAACCGAATGGGGAATAAATTAAATTCTCTTGGGCTGTATCAAGATGACCCCAAGTGCGCAGTCGGCCAGGCAAAAGTTGGTAAAATCATTGGAGATCCGACTGAAGTCAAAAAACAAATACAAGGATCGGTTAAATTATTAACAGTTCGGTATTAAGTAATTAGTATTACATTGATATTTTTTTAAATGAATTAACTATAAAATTCTTGCTATAGTGCCGTTTATAGTTTTTATATTTCATATAATTAGATGTCCCGGTCCAGGATAAATATATGATGTTACATAATTATCTAACCGATTGTAGTTATGCCAACGGTCTAACTATGAGATCTATATGATTGCAGTTACAGGACATACTAGTGGGATAGGTAAAGGCATTTACAACTGCATTGATTGCAATGGATTCAGTAGAACTAATGGGTATAATATTCAGAATCATCTTGATCGAAAAAAATTACTTTCAGCTGACCCTGATATTTTGATTAATAACGCATATTGTGGAATTGGTCAAACATTATTGCTGCTGGACTTTTTTAAAAAATATCAAAATACAAATAAAACTATAATCAATATAGGAAGCAGGATAGCAGAGCATACCGAAAGTCTACCTGACGAATATCAATACCTGCTAGAATACCAAATGTATAAGCAGGCTCTTAAAAACACTTATATTAATTTAGAAAAACAGAATAAGAAAGTTAATTTGAAATATATTTGGTTTGGATATGTAGGAACGGATAACATATTAGCTAAATATCCAAACATTGAAAATTATATTACTGTCGAAGACGCAGCAACACAAATACTGGAATTAATATGAGTAATTTTGAACAACTTTATAATTTACCAATACATTACAATCTTTTAGAAGTATTTAAAGATTTTAATATTGTTTTAAAAGATAATCAGATTTGTTTAACTAGTATTCCTGGCGAAGAACACAATTGTTATTTAGGTTGTGGCAGCTTGTATTATGATTGGGATAATAAGAGGATAATTAAGGATGATTACGGAAATGAAAAAATAGTAGTTGATCCTTATAAAACCCCAATGCAGGATCGTGATTTTAGTGAATTATGTACTATATTTAAAGGCACTACGTTTGAAGATATTTACTATTCTTTGAAGAAAAGCTATAATATTGGTAGAGTTAGGCTAATGAAGTTAAGTCCACGATCAACACTCACCTGGCATGTTGACGATACTATTAGATTACATTATCCTATTAAAACGCAAGACGGCTGTTTTATGATAATAAATGACGAAGTCAAATATCTTCCTGAAAACACATGGTGGAAAACTAATACTTTAGAAAAGCATACAGCACTCAATGCAAGCAAAGAAGATAGAATACATTTAGTTGTAAACATATTATGAATATGTTAAACAAGTGTGCTGATCAAATGATAACTATTTAGATTAGAATATTGATATTGTTTGTGAGTGCAACGACCTGTATAATAATTTTTCAGAGACTAACTTCGAACTAAATACCAGTAGAATCGATAACTATAAAGAACTATCTGAATTGTATAACGATTTAATTAAAGAGGAATTATATAAATGGGATTTTTAACTACATTAATTGTAGGATTTATTTGGTATCAAGTAATTGCTCATGTTGGAATATCGTTAGGATTGCATAGATATTGGGCACATCGTGCATTTAAAGCTGGACCAATATTTGAAGTTGTTACTCTCTATATGAGCGTGTTAGCAGGCGCAAGAAGTCCTATAGGCTGGATTGCAGCGCATCGTATGCATCACCATCACAGTGATACTGAATTAGATCCTCATAGTCCAAACGTTAAAGGTTTTTGGACAGTATTCCTAAGTCTTTGGACAATACCTACTATTTCGCCAAAATACAGTAAAGATTTATTTGCAAATGAACGTGTGCGATTCTTTCATAATAATTGGAAATGGTTATGGATAGGTTCTACACTAGTTGCGGCCTTAATCAGCCCTGCAGTTTTTGTAGCATTTATTCTAATGCCTGCAATTTTAGCGCCAATTGGGTTCGGAATGGTTAATGCTATTACACACCGTGATAATAAAGTTAGTAATGTGCCGTGGATTAATATTTTAGTGGCAGGAGAAGGATATCACAAAGGACATCACAACGGCAAAACAGTTCGTTATCACAAATACGATCATACTGGTTGGGCACTAGAACATTTAATTACGCTTGGAATTTTTGAATCAAATGGCAAACAATAACGTTGTACAAAAAGAATTACAATTATCAGAGGAAGAAGAACGCATACATGAACCACGTATGGTTCGACGTGAATTGCTAAATTGTGATACTGATAAATGGCCTTTGGATTTAAAGAAAAATGCTATTTGTAAACTAAAAATTGATATCGAACCTGAACTCTGGAACGAACTATATGAAATTGCCCAGACGTTAGAATATAAAAATGTACATAAAGTTCTTAATATTTGTTTCTGGCCAGAATGCAAAGCAACCGATAAACTAAAAAAGAAATTTAAAATATTTGAAAAAGATATTGACAAATATGTCGTATTAAGGAATCAACCATACGAATTTGTATATCCGCACAGGGATTTAGTCCGCGAAACAAGCATCTATCTGCCACTTGGACCACACGGAGAAGATTATGCTCCTTTAGAAATTTATCATAGAGGTATGGAATACGGCCTGCCAGAGAATAATACACCAATTGTTTATGCATGGAATACCAAATGTACTCATGCAGTGTTTAATAAATCTCAACCACGATTTAATATACAAGCAAGTATTAATTTGCCATATAAGAAAGTTTTTAAAAAGTATAATGACGTATTTGACGTATAATGTAAAAGCATATTTTGATAAAATAACAGACACAAGAAAAAAATCAGTACTTGATTTCGGGTGCAATCATGCTAATTTCTTATTGAACAACAATTCTCCTTGTAAATATACAGGACTTGATATTAATAAAGATATTGTTGCACAAAACAAAGAACTATTCCCTCGACGTAAGTGGATACATTATCCACATTATAATTGGCAGTATAATTGTAAATTCCTTCAATCATCTAAATGGCCGTTAAAGCATTCGTATGATATAATTGTTGCATTTAGTGTGTTTACACATACTGATTTTTCAGAGTTTAAAACTACATTTGAGAGGTTAAAGAAACATCTAAATCCCGGCGGCCGAATATTACCTACTTTTATATCAACTAAGAACGCGGCCTATTTAAAGACAATCTTTGAACATCGAAAAGAGTATTTCAATGGGCACGATTTAATAGATGAGATACAGAGTTGTAATACAGTTACAATTGCAGTAAACACAAAAAGCAAGCAAATACATTTATTGAAAAATATGTTAGAAATTCCCAGATTTTCTAATGAAACATATTTTTTAACTTTCTATAACGACGAATGGCTAGCGTCTAATTTAAACGCAGAAGTAATAGATGTAACAGAACATTTTGAAGGAATATTAGGAGTACAAAAATGCATATCATATATACATCCTTAGTTAAACTTCCTTTGCCAGTCATTTCAGTTGAGGCTGCTCTTGCACAAATATATCAATATGTTGAAAAGCCGCCTGCGCTTGATAACGTGAAATCAGAAATACACTTAATAGATGAGTACCATATAAATATTGTTAGAACATTTGTAACTGTAAATGATTATTCGGCGTGGATATTTTCAGATGCAAGAAACGCAGCCGACAACATCTTAATGAAAAACGGTTTTTATCTTTATACCAAACAGGCGCATATATGAGACTAGATCGAAAAGAATTACCATATTTTAAAAAATTAGATTATCAGTTTGATATGAATAAAATACTTAATGCGTTCGAAAAGTTTCGCGACGTTGAAACTTATGATGATTTAAATGCAAGCAATCCTGATAGCGCGTATGGTGATTTTTACAACAGCTCATCTAAGTTAGATCATCTAAAAAAGTTTGGTAGCGAGAATGAAGACGTTATTAATGGGACAGAGCTTTATAGGCAATTAAGCTTAACTGATTTTGACGGAGATAAGTCAGAGCGCAACATCGAGGCCGACAACGGATTTACTACTTATAGAAAGAGTACTAATATCAACGATCCTAAATACAATCCAGTTCTTGACGAACGTAGATACACTCGTCGAAAAGATATATGCACCGGATACTGGAATAACATCTTAGACACGTTTAAAGCACCTGTGACCCGCACACGCTTCGCTTATATGGCGCCAGGTCACAGTATTAAGCCTCATATAGACTATAATACTACGTACAGCATACGTGTACATATTCCTATCATTACTAACCCCGGTGTCTTAATGTGTGTTAAGTACAAGGGAGAAACACACAAAATGCATATGCCAGCAGACGGCAGTGTATATTTTTTAAATACTGGGCTAGTACACTGGGCCGAAAACAACGGAAATGAAGGCAGGATCCATCTTGTAATTTCTTTAGATGGCCAGGAAGACCTATGATTGTTGATATTGAAGAAATTGAACCGGGGTTGTTATATAGTCCATTGGCAATAGAAGGCGATACTCGTCCTGCTGACATTTATACATTTGACCCAAATAAACATCCGGTCTTTGCTGATCAACTGAATCAGTATAGCAGAGGATTAGTAAATAAAGATAATCATAGGTTATTGCGTAATTATATTGATATTAATTTTTTCAATTATCCTATTGTAACCATGTATAAACGCGGTGACAAGATCACAGGATTTGCGTCTTGTTGGAATAGAGAGTTTTATCAAACAGGGTGTGTACGTATTCTAAATAACTTTTATCATGATAAAGAAACATCAAGGGTTAAATTTACTAGAGAACTGTTAAGACCGTCAACATTTCATTGTGCGCAGCAACAGATTATTCTTGCAGCAAGGCTCGGATACGAATATGCATTTATTAGTAGAGAACCAAGGACTAATAAATTTTTTAAAAATTTTATAAATGCATTAAGCAAACGAGGGACACACAAGTGGGAATTTAAGGAAGGACCATTTTTAGTCGCGCCTAATCCTCCTGATCCTACTTGTTGGCAGAGTATCGGAATGACACAGTTAAATAAATCAAACAATAAATTTTGGAGTCAGTGGAATGAAACTAGTTAACCCATTTGTAATTGAAACATATCAAACAGCTGATGTAGAGTTTTTTCAACCATATCTAGACAAGGGAGAATGGGTTGATACAAATCAGCTTTATAATGAGTACGACGAATATCAAAAAACTATGAACGGCAGAGAAATGGTCGACCATTATATAAAGCATGTTTCGGATTTTGATATGAAACTTAAAAAGTTTATAATCAAAATGTTTCGGGAATACGGAGTTCCTACAAAGGACTGGCGAGCAGATTTCTTTTTAACTAAAGCAGGCGGCTCGATGCCAATGCACGTCGACGGAATGAGCAAGGTTGCATTTTTGTTGCCATTATCAAAAAATACAGGGCCCTTAATGTGCGAAGATGCTGACAAGAAATACGAAGTAACATACCAGACACTTACTATTCTTAATACACAAAAAAGTCACGGTGTTGCAGCACCAACTGAAGACAGGCTTTTATTTAGAATAGCAGTGCATGATGTAAATTTTGAAGATTTGGATATATATAAAAAATTAAGTTGATTTTTCTCGTAATGCAATACTGTAGCTTTTCTGCTTACAGCTTTAGTATTACCTGACCAGTTGAAGGTGTATCCGACGATATCGTCGGATCACCTACAAATACAATTTTATTATGCTGCGGTACCGTCGTCTAGGTTAACCCACGCACTATTTTGGTATCCTTGGAATCTATTTGCTGTGGTATTATATACTACCATGCCGTTTGCGGCTGTTAGTGCGTTACGTTCGACGGTAGTAAAGTTACCGAATTGAATGAACCCTGGCGCAGTAATATTACCTTCAATTCCGTCAATAATAATAGTCGAGTCGTCTAGAACAAATGTACCTTGTATAGCTGCACCTGTCACAAGTCCGGATGCTGTGATATTACCGGGCGATGAAATATTACCAGTTATACCGTCAATAATAATAGTCGAGTCGTCTAGAACAAATGTACCTTGTATAGCTGCACCTGTAATTTGTCCTGATGCGTTAATGTTGCCAACAACATCGAGCATTTCTTGCGGGTCAGTAATGCCAATTCCTAGTTTATTATTTTTCCAAACAAAATACTTATCGGCACTTGATAGATCTCCGTTTGCGCTATTACCAAAGTAAATTGAATTTTCGCGCCCCCAAATGATACTTGTTGCCAACGGTCCGTTTATATCATCTCTTTCAAAAAGTATAGCACCATATTGTGATTCAGTATCACCTGTTAAATCTATAGAAGTGTTTCTAGTTAATTTAAGTAATGCTCTATCATTAGTGCTATTGAGTTCTACCCGAGTCTGACCGCCCAATGCGCTATTAATATCTAATGTGCCATTGCGCGGCTGAATTAACGTAATTTCGATAGAACCATCTTCGCCGTTAATAATTCTGGTCGAATCATCTGCAAATACCGAACCGACTACATCGCCTACTAACTCCCCAATAAACGTTCCGTAATGAGTAGAACTAGCATAATCAACAACAGGATTGTTTAAAGTGTCTTCGATATTTGCTTGGATGGTGCGGCCTTCGATATTTCCAACTATATTAATTGGAATAAAGTTCGCACCGTCCCAAGCAAGGAAATCACCAACGCTAACGCCAACGGTTAAGTCGACATCGTCAAGATCGCCAACACTTGAAGGAATTTCGGAAGTAACTAGTAGACCGCCTAATGTAGATCCGTCGCCTACCCATATCTCAGTAGTATCGGTTACATATATTAGTTCGCCTTCAACTGGCGTGATAGTTTGACGTACAGCGTCGGTTCCGCGTCTTAGACGTAATGGCATTCTTATAACTCCTAGAATTATTGTTATAAGTATTTATGCCTTTTTGACTATAACTATCTCATTTCTTTTTTTTTAAAAATCGTTTAGTTAGTTTTGTCATGTCTTTTTGTACTTTTGCAGTATTAAGACTGAAATCAATTCCATCAATTTCATCTTCGTAGTCATCTATTAATTCTTCAAGTAAATCTTCAATTTCTTCAAAATCGGCAGCTAGCCTCTTTGACTTAACGTCAATGGTAGTCACTTCGCCGCTACTAAAGACAATGTTGATTTCTTTAATGTATTCAATAGGTATGGCTTTAATTTCAACTTCGCCTAGAACGTTGTCGTGCCATGTGTCTAAATCTTGAGGAGGTTGCTTCTTAGGTGACTTTGTCATCCGCTTTCTTAATATTCTTTCTAGCAGTAGTCTTCTTTGGTGTTGGTACTAACGATTCGGCTTCTTCGCGCAACCGCTTTGCTTCTTTGAACATTGCATCTGCTTGACTACGCATTTGTGCTGCTAGCGTGTCGTCTGTAAGCACTCCATCTTCGGCTACTTGAGTAGCTAGCGGATCGTTGTTGCCTACTTGTCCGGACTGATATGCTGCAACAGCGTCAGCTGTTGGCACTGGTGCCTCGGGTGTTTTGGCCGGCCGTGCGCCGCCTATAGCAAGGTCTGCGACAGTGACGCCACGTTGCTGCGCAATTAGATCATTAAGCTCGTTGAGCATAATAGACGTGTTTCGGTTAGGCATCATTTCAATAGTGTTAGTAGGTACCTTTTGCATCTTTCCTGAGGCATGAAACCATGCCAGCATGTTTCTGCCATCGGGCAATGATACACGGGCCATGACATTTGCAAACTCGTCTGCCTGCTGCCCAGCTTCTGATTCAACTGCCTTAATCAACGTGTCATGTTCGTCTGCTGAAAGATTTGATGTAGTGATTACAATGCAGTTCTCTGGCTCGCCAGGTACTACTCGGTATGCGACTACAATTGATGCTTTTGTTTTGGCAATTCTGCCAACGTGTTTGTGATTAGCCATTTTATGCTCCTTGTGTTGCCTTCTGTTGAGCTTCTACTGTTGTAAGAAAATTCTCAAGCTTTGTATAAACTTGCCCAACAGAAACCATCTCATTGGGCTTAAATGCGCCCCGCGAACTTGCTACGTCAATAATTTGCTTTAGCCCGGCAAGATCCTGAAGAGTAAGTGTTACATCCTCTTCTGTTGCTTCTGCGGCCTGCGTAGTCTGTGCTTTGTCTTTAACACCTTCGCTAGCTTTAACGTCTTTAGTCATATACATTACTCCTTATTGTACTATTATATATGCGTATATTATTTATTAATACTTCAAATGTGGACATGCCATCATGAAGAGTGACATTTCCTTAGGATCTTCGAATCCTATTTTAATTCTGTTTGTAATTTTGTTTTGAGCATCAGTAGCAGAAATTTTGCCAATGAAGAAACGACTCGAAAGGTGATGTTCAATCCACTTTTCTATTGATGATCGCATGTTGTAATGCATTGCAATGACCACGTACTCAAAGTGATCCGGCGGAAACTCAGCCCGCCGAACATTGAACACATTGAAGGGATTTACCTTCTTCATCTTAATGATCTTCGTAATGTACAGTCATACCAAACGGACCTTCGATGCTTTTGTCGTGGTTGCCGTGAACAAGGAAGATGGTATCACAGTAGTCCGGATCGCCCCAACTGTTCCAGGCATAGCCGTCTGTGAACATGATAAACTTCTTTGGAACGATATCGTTCTCCTTCATGTAGTCCCAGTTGACCATAAACTCGGTTCCGCCGCCGCCCATGATCTCGTAGTTCATTAAGTCTTCGCCGCCTTGTGCGGTAAATTCTTGTTCATTGTAGACTTTAGTATCAAAGCACCATACGACAATCTTATAGTCCTGATACTCATCCATGATACCTTTAATTTCGCTAAGGAAGTCACGTGCCTGTTCATTGCCAATCGACCCGCTCATGTCCAAGCTAACGCAAATGTCAATGGTGTCTTGGAAGTTCATACCAGGAAGGATCGCCCCACTTTGCCAGCTCTTACGGTTAGGACGCTGGAAGGTGAAATCGCTTCTGATAGTGCTCTGAATCTGTTGGCGTAGCAATTCGCGCCAGTTCATCTTCGGTTCAGTAAGCTCTTTGATCATGCGCTGAATACCTGCAGGAACATTACCTGCGCCTGCGCTTTGTGCAGAGTTGATCATTGCTTCTTTGACTTCGTCCTTAATGCGCTCGAGTTCATCTTTGCTATAGCGCGGCCGGCCGCCGTTACCGTCACCTTTGTCTTCGGTGCCATCTTCGTCGCCGTCCTTATCCCAGTCGTAGTGCTCATCGAGCATTTCGCCGAGTGCATCAAGTGCTTGTTGACCGTTCTTTGTTGCTTCTTCATAAAGGTCATCGTACACCTCTTCAGATGCCCAACCTTCGTATTTGAAGTCTTGGAAACAATCAATGATCTTTGGCTTTTCACCAATGCGCTCGCGCACGAGAATATTATTCACAACAAAGTCTGCTGCAATATTGTACAGCTTTGGATCACGTCCATCACGACGCAGTAAATGGTCGTATACGCAATGCAGAATTTCGTGTGCAATAACAAATTCAATTTCTTTGTTGCTCATTGCATTAAAGAATTGAGTGTTGTAATATAGGTTCCGGCCGTCAGTTGCCGCAGTTGGGCACCACCCGTCGCAAGCTTGAATCTTCAGTCGTGTTGCAAGGTTGCCAAAGAACGGATGACGCAATAGAAGACCAACACGCGCAGTGATAATGCGGTCAAGCACCTCGACGCCCATGGATTTGAGTGCTTCTGGAGTGATATCTGGATCCGGCGCCCAGTTCTTTTTAGCCTTGCTTGATGTATTTTTAATTGACATGTGTAGCCTCTTTGTTAACGTTCATACTATAACTATAGCAGTATTTACGGTATCTGTCAACTTGAAAACAGAATCTTGAAAAGAGAAAGTGGGCGGATTTGACCCCGCCCACTTTCTGACTCACCATTAAGCGCCTTGTGCGGCCTTAATATACTTGCCGTAACGATCGTGGAATTCGTCGAAACATTCGACTGCATCTGGATCGATTGGCAACTGGTATTGTGTAAGAGCAAGCTTGATGCCCATGACAACCATCTCAGTTTCAAAGTTGTCCATTGCAAAGCGCAGGAAGTAGTTGAATTTCTCATCAAACTTCTTGTCGTTTGCGTCGCTAGACGCCTTCAATTCGTAGCAGAGCGAGACTGTCAAGGAATACATGGCACTGACTTCGTTGGTCTTAAGCTCTTTTACTTTCCCTTCCAGGATGTCGGATGGTAGCGGCATGTTTGCTGCAACCTTACGGTGAGCCATGAACTTAACAGCAAGTCCTTCACCAATGGCGCCTGCAACCAAGTCAGTGGTTGTGCCTGCATCCAAATGGTCGTCAAGCAGTTCGCTAACGAACGCCCACGAACGAGGAGTTGCAAACGAACGACTCGGGCTCTTCGGGTCGAACGTATAAATGTCCTGTTTTGCAAACTGCAAATAACCGACAACGTCCTGGTGAACTTTGTTGCTAACGGCCCATTCGAACCAGTCATCAAAGCTAACCTGCATTTCCAAGTGAACGAAACGGTTGGCAAGCGGAGCAGGCATACGATAAGTAACACCTTTGTCAGCTTCGCGGTTACCAGCAGCAACGATCATAACATTGTCGGGCAGTTTATATTCGCCGACGCGCCGGTTAAGGATCAGCTGATATGCAGCCGCCTGTACCGCAGGAGCAGCGGAGTTCATTTCGTCCAAGAACAGAACGACATTTTCGTACTGTTCTGCAAACGCCTCATCAGGCAGTTCGCTAGGCTCACCCCAGACCATTTTGCCGATGTTGCTGTCGAAATACGGAATACCTTTAATATCCGTTGGCTCCCAAAGCGAAAGACGAACGTCAATCATCGGAGCGTCAAAGCTGTCGGCAATTTGCTGGACAACGTCGGATTTACCAATGCCCGGAGGACCCCAAAGGAAGATCGGGCGCTTCTTTTTCATTGCGTGACGCAAAGAAGCTTTTGCCTTGTTAGGGCTTACTGTGCGAGTGTGTTCAGACATACTGTATCCTTTCTGTGTGTATCAGTGCCTACTCGTTATGTATAGCATCGAAACAACATCAGGTCAACCACTTTGTGAAACTTTTTTCTGTCTGGAGAGTGCTTTTGCTAAACCGTACCTACGCAAGTCGCCTGCAAAGAGTGTTAGCTCAACTGCTCTGCGATCGTCTGTTACT